GATCTCTACGGAGAATCTGCCATCGACGTGGCAATCAATACAACCGATTCGACCGAACTAAGCCGTTGGGCTACTGCCGTTTACGAGCAAGCGCCTACAAAGTTAGTTAGTCAAGTCAGCACTCCGGCCAAAGACAGGCTCGGAAACCTAACAGAAGCAGCGGTGTTTACACCGGGAACTCTGGTTGGGGTCAGTTATACTAAGGATCAGCTCAATATTGTGGGATACTACACTATCATCAAGGTAAACCACGACATCGATGTAGACAACTGGTTCACAACTCTCGAACTATGGAAAGCAGCTTAAATGGCATTCAAAGTCTTCTCTAACGGAAGCACACTCCCAGCTTCAGATTTAAACGATTACCTAATGAGGCAGTCGGTTATGGTCTTCTCAAACTCAACAGCTCGCGCTTCAGCTATCACTACCCCGAATGAGGGAATGCTTACCTGGCTCGAGGATGTCAATCGGTTCCAGTATTATTCAGGCACAGCTTGGGTAGATCTAGGCGATGAGCCTTCTGGCTGGTCTGACAAGTCTGCCAACTATTCAGTAGTTGCAGCTGACCTTGGGACTACTATCCGCTCGACCGGATCAGCTATCACAATTACAATCGACAACGTGCTAACACAGCAGGGCGATCGTATCGACTTTATCCAGGCAGGTGCCGGGCAGATTACATTCGCTGCTGGAGCTGGAGTGACGCTATCTTCAGCAGACGCCAAAGTAAAGACTGCTAAGCAATATGCAGGAGCTTCAGTTGTATTCGGTGGCTCAGGGGTTTACTACTTGATTGGAAACCTAGGCTAAATAAAATGCTTATACCTTTAGGAATACTTGCAGGATCTGGTGGAGGCGCAGCCGTAGCCGTCGAGTATTTGGTAATTGCCGGAGGTGCTGGTGGAGGACAAACCTTCGCTGGTGCTGGAGGTGGAGCTGGTGGATACCGATGTTCAGTATCGGGCGAATCCTCTGGAGCTAACTCTGCAGCCGAAACTCCTCTTAGTTTAGATTTAGGAACAAATTACACAGTCACAGTCGGAGCAGGTGGAGCATCAGCAACTTCTGGGGTTAACTCAACTTTTGCCACGGTAACAAGCACAGGTGGAGGTCGAGGCGGTGAGGTTGGAGTTGCAGCGTCTACTGGTGGTTCTGGTGGTGGAGGAAGCTATAACGGTGGAGCTCAACCCGGAGGAGCTGGAACTGCTAATCAGGGTCTAGCCGGTGGAAGCGGTTTCCTTGCATCTGGGAACGTCCCCGCAGGTGGTGGAGGTGGAGCTACAGCTGTTGGTAACAACGCAGTCAGCTCAGTCGGTGGCAATGGAGGTAACGGACTTACTTCATCAATAACAGGGTCAGGGGTTGTTAGAGCTGGTGGTGGTGGTGGCTCTGCCTACGTGGGTGGCGGAAGTCCTGTTGCTGGAACCGGTGGTTCAGGCGGAGGTGGAGCTGGAAGCACATCGACTGGTTCAGTCGGAGCTGTAGGAGTTGCTGGAACTGCTAATACCGGTGGAGGTGGAGGCGGTAGCGCCAACGCAGCTACAGGTGGAGCTGGTGGTTCCGGAATTGTTATTCTTAGATACCCTTCAGCTTTTACAATCACAATCGGCGCAGGTCTAACTGGATCTACTTCAACAGTTGGCGCAAACAAAGTCACATCAATAACAGCCGGTAGCGGAAACGTGAGTTGGGCATAATGGCACACTACGCATTCCTGGATGAAAACAACATTGTTACCGAAGTCATTGTCGGAATCGATGAAACCGAACTAATTGAAGGCTTAGATCCTGAGACTTGGTATGGAAACTTTAGGGGTCAGGTTTGTAAGCGCACTAGCTACAACAGCAAAATTAGAAAAAACTATGCCGGCATTGGCTATAGCTATGACGAATCATTAGATTCTTTTGTTGCGCCTCAGCCATTCGCTTCTTGGAAACTAGATAAAAGGAACTCTCAATGGAAGGCTCCAGTAGCTTATCCAACCGACGGCTTTACCTACCTTTGGAACGAAGAGCTAACAACCTGGGAGCTGGCAGACTTCTCAAAAGTTGAGAAGTAATGGCGGAAGAAACATCGGGTGTAAAGATTACCCAAAACGCAATCTACGCAAAGCAGCTCGAGCACGGAGAAACCCTAATCAAGATTCTGCAAAAGCTAGATCACCTGGATGACGTGCCTGACAGAATTAGAGAAGTGGAATTGACCTTGGCACGTTTAGCCTGGATTGAAAAGATTGCCTATACCGGACTGAGCGCAGCCTTGGTAGCAATAATTGGTCTAATAATTAGCATGATAGGAATGTAATGAGCGAGCCAAATAACTTTACGATTGACGCCGGTGCAAGGCTAGTCAAAAACTTTGTTTACGAGAATCCAAATGGAACTGTTGTAAACCTTACGGGATACACAGCAACAGCCCAAATTAGAAAATCAACCTTTGGGCCTTTGATAACCTCTGCAACTCCAACCATTAACTCTTCGACTTATGTGATTACGCTGACCCTTACACCAGAGCAAACAATTCTTCTTCGAGACTCAAATTATGTTTACGCTATTCAGGTCTCTAATGCTTCAACTGGCGATGTAAAGATTGCAGCTCATGGAGCCCTCACGATAAACCAGGCGATTGTAAGATAGTGATCTGGCCTTACAAGAAACCCCTTCCTACAATTACCTACGACTTTGGATGGCGAATACATCCAATTTTGGGCTACAGGAAGCACCATAACGGCACAGATTACGCTTCGGCAATTGGTCGTAAGTTATTCGCTGTAGCTGATGGCAAGGTGACTTACGCTGGGCCTAGCAGTCTAAAGTTTAAGAATGGCGAACCAGCTGGCGGTGGCTACATCGTCAGGATTCAATTCAAGGATGCTGGAAAGTTTTACACAGCAACTTATATGCATCTCCGCAAGGGATCTATAGCCGTAATCAAAGGCCAGAAGATTAGCCAGGGGGACTTGGTTGCAGAATCAGGCAACACCGGAGAATCCACTGGGCCTCACCTTCACTTCGAGATTCAGTCCGGTCGCTTCTATGTCTGGAACGCAAACGGCAAGGGCTATCTAGATCCAGTTCCATTTATCAAAGCAAGATTGGACAAATAATGAAACCAGAAACTTGGGCGCATTTACGCAAGGCTCTATGGAGCTACCTTCGAGCTGCCTTGGCAGCAGTTGGAGCATTAGTTTTAGCTGGCATCGAAGACCCTGGAACAATAACAGCTTCAGCTCTTATCGCTGGAATCCTTGGCCCATTGGTTAGATCACTAGACCCTAACGATGACGCATTTGGAATCGGCGCATCGGTCCAAGAAGCTTATGAAACTGCAAAAGAAGACCAGCCTCAGCCATAATGTCACACCCGGTCAATAGGATCGGGCCATGGAAATCACACAGAAAATTGAAGCTTTAGGCTTCGGCAGGTATCTGGGGACCTTTGACCACCAGTCAGCTGAATGGCACGCTGCTCGCGAAGGCATTGGCGGTTCAGACATCGGTTCAGTAATGAACAAGAACCCCTGGAAGTCTGCCTATCGGCTTTGGGCCGAGAAGACCGGCCAACTTAGCGATGAGATTGAACCATCGATGCCGATGAAACTTGGCACAGCTTTTGAAGGTCCTATTCGCAATTTATTCGGAGAGCAAAACGAAGGCTGGCTAACAGTCCATGAAACCGGTACCTGGCAGAGCGTTGCTAACCCAATTCTAAAAGCTAACCCGGATGGCATTATTGAATGGGCCGATGGCAAGCTCGGAGTTCTTGAGATCAAGTTCACCCGGCAATACTGGGATGAGCTGCCCGAGCACTATAACCTTCAAGTTCAACATTACCTTCAAGTTCTAGGTCTAGAGCGCGGAATCGTCGTAGCGGTCGCAGGAGGCGAATGGAAGGAGTTTGAGGTCGTTTGGGATGATTCCCTTCAGAAGGACATAAAAGAGGCTGTACGAGCCTTCTATGGCTTTATAACCTCAAACAAGGCTCCAGACTATGACGGCAGCGACTCTACTTACGAGGCTGTCAGAGAGTTATCAGAAGGCTTGCAAGAAGGCGAAATCGAACTTGGATCGCTTTGGTCTAACTTGACTGCCACAAAGACTCAGGCTGAATACTGGGACAACGCGCTCAAAGCTCAGAAGTCGGCGGTGCTTGCTTTTATGAATGGAATCAAATACGGTCTCTACCAGGGCGAGAAGGTAATCGCTCTACAAGCAAGAAACGCTAAACCTTTTATCACGTTCAAATAGGAGAAAACACAGATGGCATTCGATCTATCAAATTACGAAACCGTTGCTGACCGTATTCAGAAGTTTTGGAAAACATGGCCACAGGGAAGAATCATTACCGAAATCAAACTAATCAATGAGACTGAAGTTGTAGTTCAAGCTTCAATCTTTACTGACAGGGAAGACCCTAGACCTGCTTCAGTTGACTGGGCCCATGAGACAAGAGGCTCAAGCCATATAAACCGGGCAAGTTTTCTAGAAAATTGTGCCAGTTCGGCGATCGGACGCGGACTTGCGACCCTGGGACTAAGCACATCAAAAAATCGCCCAAGCAGGCAAGAGATGATCAAGGCAACCAGGGAATCTCGGAACTACATTGAGGAAGCTTCTGAAGCTGCAGCCAACGGAGATCTAGAGACTCTGAGAACCATTTACAACACGGCTCTAAAATCACAAGTTGATAACGATGTTCTCGAAGCTATCAAAGGCTTAGCAGATTCTATAAAGGCCAAGTAAAGTGAAAGGGCTGTGACCCACAGAAAAGTCACAGCCCGACGCTTATGGCGTCACCCAACCACGATGGGCATTTACAGTATAGCCCTAGGAAGGCACAGG